ATGTACAGCAATGCGCTTGTAATTTTTTACCCGCCCCCCCTTAGTAATTATTAAAAATTATTTTTTTTCTTTTTATTTTTTTTTATAGATTTATTTTCTATCATAGTCTTATTGACTAGATATTGCTGGTAGAGTGTATCTAAGTTCAATCCCTCTAGTCTTTCTTGTGTTTCTTTTATCACTTGCATCTGTGCTTTGATTGTTTTATTTTGTCGGACCACAATCTCTTCAAGTTTCTTTAGTAGTTCATCCATACTATTCGTTGTTTAATCTTTCTAGCTCAAAGGTAAGATGATTGATTGCTTTGCTTATGTCCTCTATCATTGATAGCTTTGAATCGTTCTTGATGTATAGCTTTGAACCCGCTCTCATCAGATAAGTGAGGGCTGTGCCTATGTTGTAGTTATCTGGCTGAAATCCCTCGACTACTTTTCTAGCTTCATATCCATTAGAGCCAATGTAATAGCTAGGGATGTTCTTTGTTGTTTCCTCCATTCCGTTTCTTGTATAGTCGTAATAGTATTCAGATTTCTTCACAGTCCTTTTTTTCTTTTAGCTTTTGCCCACGCTGTCTTTTGATTGTGATGAGGTAGGCAAAGAGTTTGAAGGTTTTCTGGATCAAGTCCCTCTCCTCCATCTTTAATCTCAACAATGTGGTCAATGATTATCTTATCACTTGCGTTTAATGTTCCCTCCTCTTCACACCATTGACAGATAGGATGTCTTGCAAAGTGCCACTCCCTTAATCTTCTCCAAGCTCTTGAATTATAGAAGTCCGCATTCTCTGACTTGTGTGCTTTAGTGAATCCAGTCTTTTTCTTGCTTGATGCAATCCACTTCTTTCTTTTTCCTTTTGGTAGTGATGGCATTAGTTCGGGAGTTTAATATCTTTGATGAAGTCATTGTCCACATCATATTCAATTTTAATATAAGGAGTGAGTCCCTCTGGATTGTTGAGCCATTCATCACAAACATCGATGAGAGTTCTTATTGCTCTGTCATTGGCTTCTTCTATTGACTCCTCATCAATCATCAACACGCTTACTTCAAGAATTGCTTTCAGCTTCATTTTTTGCTATTTGGTATAAATATACAAAGATAAAAACTAGAGCCATAAAAGGCATAAGAATAAACATAAATAGAACTTTCAGTGTTATATTAAAGATTCCTTTTGAAATCAAGTAAATTTCTGTAAACCCTTGTTTCATAATTCTTGTTGTTTCTTTCATAATTCTCAGTCCACTCTGCGTGACTCTCTGCTTCTCCGAACATCAATTGAAATCCGATGTCGGTGTTTATTATTTTAGGCAATCTCAATTCAGCTCCGTTCTTCGTGCTTCTCCAAATTAGCTGAGAGATTGTTCTTTTAGGCATCGAGAGTCGCTTTGTATTTATTTATTATTCTTTCCATTTGGCTTTCATACCAAATCGGGAAATCAAAGTCTTGACTGCTTTGCTCCCATACTTTGTAAAGAACAGACCTCAATCGTTGGCTAGGGGTTTTTCCGTTAAATTCAAAGTCACTTGTAAAATTCTCAACTGCATCAATCTCTTGCTTTGTAATATCTCCAGAGCTTATGAGGACCATTCCTGGCTTCTTTCTCAAATTAAAGACTCTCATCATTGTTTCATCCGTTAACTCTTGAGTGTGGATGTTTATTGACAAAGATCCATCAGCGAGAGTTCCTACCTTATTTACTCCTCCTTCGAATATTACTGTTTTTTTCATTTTTGCAAATTATTAATATTGATACCAACTCCCAATCTTTGGGGTTGAAAGTTTTGAACAACTCATTGTTAAGGAAGCTCTGCAATCTTTCGTTTGATATTTTCAATGGCTTCTTCATAATCTATTCGTGAAAGTTTTACTGTTGTGTGCATCCTACTTTCTAATTCAGCAACTGTTCCTTCTCCCCACTTTTTTTCAACCCCTCTCGCTGCTTTGAGCTGATTACCATTCAAAAAAGTATTGCAATAACTACACTGGCTGTTAACATTCTTAGGATCGTATCGAATTGAGAGGAAACGTCTGCTGAATAGATGACCAGCGTGCATTGAACCTCCAAATGCTGGAGCTTCTTTCCCACAACTGATGCACTTGCAGACTCCTCTGTGGTCCGAATCTCTTTTTCTTATGTATTCAGAGAACAGTTTGTCCAGTTTTGCTTTTAGCTTTGAAGTAGTTGTTTTAGACATCAAAATAGCATTTTTATATTTCTATTTAAATCAATCTTCCATAAATTAATAGTATTTGATGCTTTAAATCCCACGTGATTAATTTTGCCCTTTTCCCAAGTGTCATAAATTTTAAAACCCAAAGATTTCCAAAAATGATTACTTTCCAAATCAATTCGGCATCTTAAAGTAAATCCAATTCTTCCAAATGTTTCACAAAAATCTCTGCAAACCTCAATAAGTGCTTTACCATAATACAACCTCCTTGCATCTTCTCTGATGGCTATTTGTTGGATTTTGGCATATTTATAGCTGCCTCTGGCTGGAGTTATTAGAACATATCCAACCGCATCATTGTTTGCTTCACAAATTAAAACAATGAAATTTCTTTTGCCTCCCCAAACATATTCCTCCCAAACACTTTTCTGAATGAATCCAACAGCATAGCTATTTTCCTTTTGTAATTTATCCACTAGCATCATATCTTTGATAGTTGATGTTCTGACTGTAATATCTTTCACATCATCTTTCCACAAAATATTAATCAATCCAGTTGAACAATCAAATTTTCCTAGATTCATTTTTATTTTTTTGTTGTTTTAGCTATTATATCCCAAATCACTTCTCCATTTGTCTTGTTGAGGTCCTTTTCTTGCTGAATAGTTCTCTCCTCTCAAAGATGAATCTTCTTCTTGAAGTTTTGCTCTGCTCCTTCTGATTGTTTCTGGATTGGTAAATTTAGAATCTGCAAACCGCTTGAGGAACTCCATTCCACTCATTTCATCTGGATTCACTCCTTTTCTCCTTAATTCCTCTAACCAATACGCTGCAATCAATTTATTGTCCGAATCTCTGAATCTTGGATATTTAGTCAATAGAATTTTTACTTTGTTTTTTGCTTTCATACCTCATCGAAATATGCTCTTATCTCTGCTCTCAATCCTTCTTCCCACTTTGGAACAAGCATTGATTCAAGTTTTTGAGCTTGATTTGTTTTGTTTGTTTTCTTCAAAAGATATAAATCATAATAAGCTAGAGCTTCTGAAAATAGTGCTTTCAGATCCTCACTGTCATAATCAGTTGTAGATTCTTTCATAAACTTACTGACTGAGTCAAGAATCTTGACTGTTTCTGTTTTTAGTTGTCCTTTTTTCATTTAAATAATTTTGCTTTGTTGATAGTATCGCCCAATAAACGAGCATTTTCAATATATTCAAGTTCTTGTTGCTTGTGAAATTCAATCACTTTTTTTGCAACCTTTTTCTTTTCTTTTCGTAACCATATATTCCAAGTCCTTACATTAAGAAAGACACTTGCTTCATCTCCAGCTCTTACTCCTTCTCTGAATCCTCTTGAAACATCTTCCATAGTCATTGTGCTGAATTGAGTGTTGTTGGCTAAATCATCAACTAGAATGTTTGCCATTGTCACAATATCTTCCACGCTTGGCTTCTGTCCTATCTCAAGATAAGTTTTTGAAAGTATGTCAACAGCTTCCTCTTTGAGTTTTGGAAGGTCGTTCTTCCATCTGTTCCAGATTTGTTTTGTTTTATCCATTAAAATAGTTCTGTTTGTTTAATATTTTCCTTTCTTGTTATTCCTAGTACTGTTTCAAATATAGTACGCCCAGCTTCGTAGTCTACTAGGTTTCTAGCTATTTTATCTTTTCTTTGCGTTCCTTTGTATTTGTAAAAATTGAAATCGTGAAATGCACACCACCTAGCTACTTCATCTTCGCCTTGCATAATGTTAGCGTTTCGCTCGTTTAGATTGTTAGGTAGGTTAAAATTCGTCCAATACAAGTGTCTACCTCTTTTCTTTGCTGTTATTAACGGCTGGTAGTATGGTATAACATTTTCAACAACATACTTTCCTTGAAAATAGTTATCTAAAAATAAAATTTCTTCGTATAGTTTTAGATCTGGATAAATTGGCTTTGTAGTGTTTCTTCTAGCAAATCTTGCCCTTGAGTGTGTTGGACATGGTGGGCTAGACCATATAAAATCAAATTCTTTATAGTAGTCTAATAAGTATTTGTGTGCATCTGCCACTACTACCTTGTCGTTAGGGAAGCGCTCGCCATACATTTTAGCTAGTTCTTCATCTAGTTCTACTGCGGTTACCTCTATCTCTACATTAGCTTCATCGGCTACTTCGTTCCACTTGTAACGATTGCCACCTAGACAAGCGTATAGGTTTAGTATTTTCATTTTATCAATTGTTTATCATATTTCTAGCTTTTTGCCAGTTGTCAAGTGCGCTCTTTGTTTTAGATTGTTTTTCTTGTTTAAGGTCAAAGATTCCTTTCCAACCATTCTCAATGCTTTGATTGATGATTTGTTCCTGGACTTCGTGGCATCCTTGAGAAAGTCGCATCAGCTTTCCTATTGCAGCTTTTTCTCCTATTGGTTTATAGGATGTTCTGAATTGCTCTTTCCTATATTCCCTCCACTTTTTCCAAACCTCAACATTCAACTCTTCTAAATCTTGAAAATCAAACTCCTCTTTTTTAGTTATATCAGTATTTAGTTTAATATTAGTATTTAGTAGTTGCGGATTTTCCGTTTTCGGTTTTTCCGTTTTCGGTTTTTCCAAAATCGGTATCTCATAAACAATATAGTCAAACCCTTTGAACTTTCCAGACTCTCTCTTTTGCGTTCTTTCTACATATCCAAGAGCAATCAATTCTTTGAATCCAGTATAAACAGAATCCTTTTTGTCCTTGTGCCATTTCTCAACCTCCTCAACATATAAGTCCCAATCTTTAGGCAAAGCCAACAAATGGCAAAGAAGTCCTTTCGCTTTCAAGCTCATCTCTTTATTGAAGATGAACTCGTTGTTGATCGTGGTAAAATTCTCACTTTTCTTGACAAGAATCTTCTTCATAGCTTTTGAGTTTTTTAGCTAACAAAATCACTTTTTCAATATCAAAAAGAGTTATTTCTTCTTTTATCAATTTAATAAAAGAATCATTTTTGCTTTGATAAAAATTGTCAGATTCCATCAATTGTTTGTGTACTTTACAATGATGAATTGCAGTGGCGTGGTTTATCTTGAAAGAAGCAGCAATATCAATCCAACTCAATCTCAACATGTCTCTGCAATAAGTATAAACTAACCTCCTAGAATCTACAATGTGTCTGAGTCTTGATTTTGAGTAAAAATCTTTTTCATTTATGTTACAAACCACACAAGAAATTTCAACTGCTTTTTGAATTTTTACACTCAACTCCATTAAGTCGTTTGCCTTTTTAATCATTTTCATTATCTTCTATTTTTGATGTAATATTTGCAACATACTCATCAGCAATGTTAAAAAGTAAGTCAGTCACATCAATTTTATTATATATTATTTTATCAATCTCGACAGAGTGATAGAATGGAGTGTGATAGTCACCATAGTCCTCCCAAACTGTATACTCAAACTCCAATCCCTCCTCTGTCAAGTATGTGTCTTTTCTATTCATTAGAACGGAAGGTCTTTTGATCCTTCTGGTTTTTCACCTTTTAGAACCCAATTAGAGAACACCTCAGCAACTTCAATGATTCTTGCAACATCAGCTTCTCCAATCACATTACAAGCGTTGGTGAGGGCATTTTGTTTCACAATCATTTCCTCAGTTTTTTCAGACCTTTTGAAACTTGGTTTTGTCCCTGGTTGGAATGTTGAAACTGGTTTCACCTTGTTGATAGTTTTTCCGTTGTATTCTCTTGTTGTGATATCAACATCCACTTCTTGTCCCTCAAAAAATTTGTTTTGAGTTTCTGTCTTGGATAGATATTCTGCATTCATTCCATCTTGGAACTCAATTTGCCACTTGTAGAAGTGTCCATATTGACTATCAAAATCTCCATCAGACATCACATATTTCACTGTCTTTTTCATTATATATTAAGATTAAGTATTGATAATTGATTCATTGTTATTATCAGAGCTAAGATTGCTGCAGCTACGGACCAACAGAAAATTGCTCCAACATTGTCCCACAAGTATTTCTTAAGATTCTCCATCTAGATTGATATTAAGTTGTTTGAATATGATGTCAGCGTTTAATTTTCTCAAGTGAATCAAAGCTATCTGAATTCCTTTGTTGACTCCTTCCGTAATGGCTAAGTCAGTCAAATCACCCTCTTGTTTATATACTTTGATGAGTTCAGCATTTCTCATCTTTTGCTCTTTTAACTCTGCTATCAGTTGATTGATTGTGGCTTCCACAATATCAGCATTGAGAGTCTTGGTTTTGAGTTCTTCTTTTGGATTGAAGAACAAACTTGAAATCAAATCGTTTTTCATTGTTTTGTTTTTGTTAATTACTACTGCCAAAGCCCCGCATTTGTTTCAGTGCGGGGCGGTGGGGTTTTTTACTTATTATCTTTTTTTAAGTTCTATTTCAATTTGACTTTTTAGTTCTTTAAGTTGATCATTCGATAAATTAAAGCTGTTACAAACTTGTATAACTAGCATCTCACTAACTTTTGATAACGCTGTTTGTAGTTCCGTTTTTGTGTAATTTGTTAAATTCATTGTTTTGTTGTTTTGTTATTGTTTGATAGTTCAAATATACGAACTTTATTTTATTGTGCAAACTTTTCCACACAAATAATGCAAAAAAAATGCTTTTACTAGAGAAAAGAAATGTTGATTTTTTTTATCTAAAAATAAAAAAGGAGGTAAAAAACCCCCTTTTTCACTTAACAAAACAAGTACAAAAATTCATCAGAACGATGAAAGTGCGCAAATATATTAAAATATATGTGTCAAGTGCGCAATCTGTCCATTTTCTTTTGAATGAATGAATCCTTCCACTGCTTTAGGAGAACCACAATATCCTTTCTGATAGTGCCAAGCATCAGTACCACTCGGACTTCTCAAGAATTCAAGAGTCACTCCAATATCATCAAAGCTGGTGAGATATTTGAATCGTTGCTTGTGGTGAATGTGATGGAGATACCAGTATCGATGACTAGTCTTAGACCAAAGTTTCGGCTTCTCTTGAGCCATTAACAAAGGAAGTGAATTTTTTTTTGCTCCATCTCCGTGAGTCAATCCAATTAGACTTGAGTGATATTGATAATACTTTCGATGAATAGGATCAGCATCCACATAAACTGAATCGGTGTTTCTGAACCAAGATTTCAAAGCGTGAGCCAAATGGAATCCACTCATATAATCGTGATTGCTCATTGAGTGAACACAATCCACTTGAGCTAGATTCATAAGCATTTCAACGCATTCAACATAAACTTCTAGAGCTGTTGTAAAGTGTCGATACCATTTCCCAGAAGTGTCTTGTGGTGTTCCTCTTGTTGTAGTTCCTTGAACATTGTCAGTGTGCAAAATATCGTTTCCTATGCAAAATAACACCCTATCAATAGTAAACCCTTCAGACTTGGAGATAATCCCTCTAACCCCATCTAAAATGCGTTTTCGAGCAATCTTGATATTGTAGTTGCTTCCAGTTTCTAAAGCATCAGCATATTTTCCAATATGAACATCAGCTGGATTTATTACCAAAAGATGACCATCTTTGAGCTTTGGATAGTTTATTGAAGGATATTTCGGTGAGTATTTTGAAATGAGTTCTTCAATACTTTTGAGAAACTCATCTCTTGAGAACTCGTTTGGTTTGGCAAAGATTGAAAATCGTTTACTTTTGTACCAATAATGATGAACAGAGTTGACATCAATCCCAGCTTCTTCACATTCCTTTTCTAGCAGCTTTCTGTTCTTTTTGTCCTTCCTAAATTCATCAATCAATCTCCACTCATCTTCAGATAGTCGATATCTTTTCTGATGTTTCATTGTTTGTTTTTTACCTTCTCAATGCTTCTTCCAGCAAAGTAAGCTCCGTAGACTGTGATAAGAAGCGTTTGATAGATTGGTTTGTATGCTTCCTCAATAGTAAAGCCACCAACATTCCCATCAAATAGAGAAATAAAAACAAACATAACAGTCAAGAAAATCAATGTCAATGGTCTGATGTTAGCAGAAAGCCAGTGTCCGCTTTTGGCATCCGCTTCCCATCTTCTTGTCACTTGTTCTTGAGCTGACTTTTCAGCATCCATAAGAATCTGTTTCAGCTCTTGTTTGGCTTTGAGTCTTTCTTCATCCGTTGTAATAACCTCATCCAAAATTGATTCAGCATTGTCAACGACTTTTCCGAATATTCCTCCTAGTAAATTGTTAAGCATAATCTTGATAAGTTATTGTGACCTCGTTTCCTAGTTCTAGTTGCTTTGCTATTATTGGATAGATCCTTTTATATGCGTTTGCAGATTTGCCTATGAATCCATCCTTGATGATGATGTTGTTCTCTTGACTATCTCCCACCAATAAACAACCAGCAGTGTGTTCATCGGTGTTTCCTTGATGGATAAGGATATATTCAAAGTTCGGAACATCCATCACTTGAATCATTCCCTTGTGAAAAGAAGGATATTTCTTTTTATATCTTGCATCAAACCCTCCATCTTTTCTTAACTTGAGATTGTATGTTCCAGCTGGAACTCTTGTTTCTCCTTTTACTTTCAAAGCTCTTCTTTCATCTTCTAAAGTGTAACAAAGAAACTTCAATCCAACATCAGTATTTTCAAAAAGAAGTCCACTTGTGGAATCTGATTGACTGCTTATGCGTAAGACTAAAAGATTCATTTTTGTTTTTTTATGAATTCTAGGATGATGTTGATTTTCTCTTTTATATAAGCAACATCCTCTGCGTTCTTTTCGTGATACTTTGAGAACTGAGAACGAACCTCAATAATTGAAAAAAAGAAGAATTTATACAAAGCATACAAACTCCCTAACAATAAAATAAGAGTTAATCCGTATCGTTCTATTAATTGTAAAATCTCTTCCATTATAGTTTGCAGTTTTTACACATTTTTAAACATACCTTTCCAAAGGTTAAAAAGTTCAATAAATTACAGATAAGATTTTTCATATTATTTGTGATGTTTGCAATTAGTAAAAGTGGCAATCTCTTTTTCAAGTTCCACAATTCGGTCCTCATTTTCATTGATGATTTTTATCTTTTTGTCAAGTCTTGAATCCAAAACTTTGATATCCTCCTCAAGTTGATTGATAGAGCTATAAGCAACCCCAAGAGAAAAAATGAGTCCTAGAATCCAAATAAGATTGGAGATTGTAATCTCTTTTTTTATCATACTCCTTGACCTCTTGAGGGTTTCTTGCGTTGTTTCTTAGAAGTGTTCTTTGAATGCACTCCAGGTCTTTTCTTCTTTGGTTTCTTTCTAAATGTAAAACTAATTCCTTTTGCCATCTTTTCTGTTTTTGATTAGCTTGTCCGCTGTGTAAATTATTGACAAAGACAAAAGAACAATCTTTAGGATCATCTCAATTTGAGTGAAGCTGATTGCCAATGTTGTAATATTTAAAGTGAGTACATCCCCACAATCTTTGAGAAGTGTTTTCATCATCTTACCATTTTAAAATCAAAGCCGATGTCGGCATACCATTTAATAGAACTAGCTAGAGTTCCACTTCTTTGAATGCTCACGAACAATATATCTCCAGCAGTAAAATCATTTCCAGAAGTCAAAGCAGTGTTCAAAGAGAAAAGATGATTTTGATTGTTTTGACTTGTTAAAGAAAAAGAAGTGACTAGGTTGATTGTGAGATTACTCGTTGAGTTAGCATTGGGAGAAGCATTCCAAATCTTAATCGTTGCATTATCACCACTTCCAGCATTACTAGAAGACCACCCCTTCACTCTTTCGAGTGTGCAATCTTCTGGAGCTACAAATATAGCAAACTGTGAAGCCCATCTATTTGGTTTCGAGTTTCCATCAGCTAAAGTAGCTGCTGAATTTACTGAAAAAGTTGAAGAGCCAAAAGCAGTAAGATAATCGTTTCCATTTGTTCCAGTGGATAAGAAAAGAGATTGATGACAATACAATCTTTTACTTTTCGCTTGAGTGATAGTGTTTTTACCAGTGAAGATAATTCTTGAAGATATTGGAATCACAAAAGGAAAAGTCACAGAAGAAAATCTTAATGTCGTGTCAGAAGATCCAACTGAACCAGCTAGGGTGATAGTAGAAGTAAAACCAAAGGGAGTCACAACAATCATCTCATCCCCTTCTTTCAAGATATCAATTCCAGGAGGTGTAATGCTCAAAGTGGTAGTAGCTCCAGCGGCTTTCTCAGCTGTAACACTTGCGATAGTATTAGAAGATAAGAATCTAAAGTTGTTGCTATTTATTGCTTTTCCCATCTTAAAAACCTATTTCTTGAATGAACTCAGCTGGTGTTTCCTCAAATTCTTCTGTTTCTGTCAATCCAGTGAAGTCGCTTGTCGTAAGATACCATTCTCCTTTATATACTTCTTCATACGCTCGATATGTCCATCCGTTTGCAATATAAGATTGACTTTCAAAAACTAAGGAGTCAGCGAACTCAATATATTCGTTTGCTGTTGGTCGCATTACAAATCCAGCTTGAAGAATTGGAATTGTTTGTTGTTGACCAGCTTGAAATTGATTGACTAAAATCTTTGAAATGTTTGAAGTAATACCAGTAGAAAAAGCAGTCCAAGAGGATTCAACTCCTAAGCTAAAATTAACACCATCAGAAGAAACTTTCAAACCTCCATCATTCCAAGCTTGCGGACCATCCCCCATCAACTGAGTTCCCAAATCAAGAACAGCATTTGCTGTTGAAGTTTGATTCTCTGATTTGAACTCTCTCTCTCCAAATATGTCACCATCTTGAATAAAGGTGATTGTATTTCCTTGAAAGATGTTTGGATTGAAAGGACCGCTAGAATCTTGAAAAACAAAATTCACTGTTGTTGCATTTTGAAAAGTAGTTGTTCCAGAGTTTTGAGTCACTCCATCACCTTCCCAAATATCATAGAAAGCTCCGAAAGATAACTGACCAGCAGCGGGAGGGTTCGGAGCAATAAATTCAATCGGAAGAACAATATTTTGATCACCTCCAAGAGCTGCATTCACAGCCATAAAATAAGCACCAGCAGAAAAGTGCGTGTTGTAATATCCTTCACTTAATGACCATCCAGAGTTTGTGTAATAATAACTTCCAACCTTTAAGACTACCGCCACTCTTAAAATATAGTCTAAGCTTTCATTAGGAGGGTTTCCCCAATAATAAACTCCAGAAAAAGGATCTTGAGTGGTTATTGGAAATTGAACCTTACAATTGAATTGAACTTGTAGAGAGGAGTCAGCAATAAGAGGAACAAAAGCAACATCTGCATCTAGCGTTGGTGCAGAACCAGCCGCAAGAGTGTAATTTTGATTGAATAGAACATTATTGCTCCAATCTCCATATATTGTCACGGTTTTTTTTAGGGTGGGATAAAATGATTGTCTTGCTCCAGAAAGCATAATAAACGCTTGCCCATCTTGTTTCGTTCCAGCTCTTGAAACCATTGTGTCTATTGAAGCGTTATCAGCTGGTGTCGTTGTGTCCGGTCGATAGTTTCTAAATGTTGCAGAGTTTCTATATCCAGACTCTTGAAAGAAACACCAAACCCCTTTTGATTGGAATAATCTTGCACCCCATAAACGACAATATTCATTTAATACTTGAAAAGCTGTTTTATATTTAGTGATTCCAGATTGAAAAATGCTAAAAACATTAAGTCTGTTTGCTGTGTATTCTAACGGATCAATGTTAGAAGCTGGCGTGGGTTGGTCAGATTCATACCAATTGACACAAGTTCTCAATATTATATCTGATGCTCCATAAAAATCATAAGTATTTGAATAATATCTTAACATATTTTGTATAATTAAAATATGTTTTTCCAAACCTAAATTTCCAAAAAATACATCTCTGTTGTAAGGAATGTCTTTCAAAAAGGTCAATCCATCAACTGCTCTTAGAGTTACTTTGTTTGGATGAGATTCCAACATCTCAGAACCTACATCCCCTAGAATTGTTCCTCTCCAATAGTTTTCGTTTGCTCTTAAAATCTGAACTCTGAATCTTCCTTGTGCGCCTTCTCTTATGTTTCTTGTGAAAGTATCGAAAGCAGCATCTTCTGAAATAGCAAAGATAGAACAAGAACTAGCTTTGATAGTGTCAAACCTTTGTTTTCCTTCTCCATTATATTTCAAAGAGAATCCTGGTGACCGAACCTTAAAATCAGTTGCGCTTCCAGTGTGGTCGGAATCGTAAATTTGGATTTTATAGTTTACACCGTATACAGTGTCAAATTCTGCTTGATATCTTATGTTTCCTAATGCCATTTAAAAACTTCTGTTTGAACGTGTTTTAAATCTATCGGAAGCCAGAACAATATCCTCTCCACTTATTGTCCCCACAACATTTACAGTTTCCATTGATAGCATTCCTTTTAATTTATCAAGAGGAGCGATTACCTCTGGATTGACACCCGCTCCAAAGTTATCCCCAACTATTGCTTGTGTTGGTCCAAAAGCCAAACCCCCTTGTGCAAGTGTTGGAAGTGGAGTGGCTACAATCGTTGCAATTTGCCCCGCTCCAAGTCCACCTATAATTATAGAAAGTGGAATATTTGGTAGAGCTGCTGCTACTGCTGCGGCTGTTGAAATTGTTGCACTCATAATAGCTTGAGCTTTTTCCATTCTAGCTTCTTTCTTCATTATCGCTTTTCTTTTCTCAGCAACATCTTCATCTAGAGTCAATATTGCACTCGCTTTCTGTTCTTCTGTTCTTTTTGAATTGTTAATGTTTTCCAATTCTCTTTTATAGTAATTATCAAGCTCTTGATTTCTTTTTTTAAAACTAGCTTGAATCAATCCATTAAAAGCAGAGAAAACTTTACCTCCAACCTCGGAAAATTTACTCAATCCACCTTGCATTTTCTCTATCATTACATCAAAATTCAATGAGGTCAAGATTGCTGATTCATTCGTTGCATTTGTTCCCTCCTCGATTGTGTCGAATAGTGTTGCAACTAATGGTTTTGCTTCTGTAATTTGGTTTTTTAAAGTGTCAGCGAAGGTAAGTTTCGGTTCTTCTATTTTTTCAAAACCCAATCCAATGGTATCAACAGCTGCGGGAGCTTGTTGAGGTGTAAATCTTCTTCCTCCCGATGATGCAGTGCTACCTCCTCCTCCTAATGATGCAGTGCTACCTCCTCCTACAAATCCGCCAGTTCCCACCCCCATCGAACCACCAAGCAAGTTCAAAGCACCAGCGGCTTCTGTAGCTTGATTTTTTATTGCATCAGTGAAAGATCCGAATTCGTTTTCATATTCTTTTGTTTCAACCTTTAAGTCATCAATCCCTTCTTGCATAGCTTCAAAAGGATTTGGAATTGTATTTTTTCCAAAAAATTCTAAAATTCCATTGAATCCATCTATCACTAAATTCAAAGGATTGAACTCTATCAAGAATTTTATAGCTTCTAAAATTGCATTCTTCCACCAAGACCAATCTCCTAATCTTTCAGCAAAAGCATCATAATTCTCCCTAACAAATAGAAAAGCTGCAACTATAGCAGTTATTGCTGCTATTGCTATTCCAACTGGACTTGTCAAAAGCGCAAAAGCTGTGGCAAGTGATCCAATCAAAGAAAGAGCTGGACCTAGAGCAGCAACCAAAATTCCAATCGTTACTGCAATTCTTTTAGCTTCTGGACTTGCTGATTTTATTGCTCCCACCAGTTTTTGAAAAAAACCAACTGCTTTCATTGCAATAGGAAGAAGAGCTTGTCCTAATTCAACTCCTACATCTTCAAGATTTGCTTTTAATATACGAGATTGATTGGCAAAGCTCCCAGAAGTTCTTGAGAAATCTCCAATAGCTTTTCCACTTTGCTCGGTTGCAATTTGTAGATTCGCCATTGCTTTAGCTTGTTTTTCAGAAACACCTTGCTCTGCTTGTATTGCAGCAATTCGCTCTTTGTATTCAGCTGTATTTTGTCGAATAACAATACCAAGACTTTTTGCTGATTCGGTTTCACCTAGTAGAGCTTTTGTCAATGCTTTTGATGCCCCCTCTGCACCTCCTTCAAAGTTAGTAAAAGAAGCAAGGTCAACAGCTAACCTATTGACTTGATCTGATAGATTCAGTGCAGCTTCTTCTTGGAAGCCAAAACCAACTAATAAGTCACCCGTATCTCCAAGAAGTTGCTTTGCAGCTCTACCCGACAAACCAAAATTCTGCTGTAAATTCTTTGCTGTTTCATTGGCTTTACCTTGCATAGAAGAAAAGACAGTGTTGAATTTAGCGTTTGTTTCTTCAAAATCAGAAGCCAGTTTTATTGTTCCCGCTCCTAGAGCTGCGAGAGGCAAAGTCAATGAGCGTGTCATTGAACTTCCAACTTGTTTCATTTGTCCTGGAAGTTGCTTGATGCTTTTTGTTACACCACGCAAAGCACTTTGAAACTGCTTGTCGTTTAATCCAAGTCTAATCGAGAGGGTTTTTTCTGCCATCTTCTTTGGTGTTTAGCTGTTTATATAATTTGATAGCATACTCTGCTCTTCTTTTTCTTTCTTCAAGAGTGTCTTTTGTCTTGAACTCTTTCTTTTCCCATTCAAATTCAATCAAGTCTTTTGGAGATATTTTTTTGCTTTTCTTTGTGTGTGGCTGTAAAAATATACATCCAAGCCATCTCACTCTCTCCCATTCAAATCTCTCCTTCATTTCCCTCACCTCGTTTCTTCCTCTTTGAATAAGAAAGAACTCGTGGAAAGTTAAGTTCCAAAATTCTTCTGGAAGCAATCCTAATCCATAGGCAACCGCTTCCAAATCATCCCACTCTATTTCTTGGGAGCTTTCTTTTTGCTCCCTTTTTCGTTTCCCGACTTTTCTCTTCCTTTTGCTGCAAATTGATTAGAGAACACATCCATTACCTTTTGTATGGTTTCAAAGTCCTCATCTAAGATGTCAGCAATATCATCAACCGAAAGAGAAAATTCTTTTCCAGCTTTTCTTGCTCCATCAGTGAGTCCAGCTTTTATCAAAAAACAAGCATCATCAAGAGATAAATCTTCACCGAGCTTGTCTAAGTCTGTTAGTTTTCTGTTGGTTTCTTTGCAGAATAATCTCAAAGCATTCATTCCGAATCTGCAAGGATAATCCGTTCCGTTTATTATTACGATTTCAAACATTGTTGTTGTTTTTGTTGGTTAAAAAAATGTCGGCTGGAGGAGGACACAAAGTCCAACCCCCCAACCAACAATGAAAATTAAATAGAAGTCTGAGTGAGTTGTCCAGTTCCCTCGATTGAACAAGAGTACGTTGGAGCATCTTCCACACCACCACTCACCTCAAGAGAAGTGATGAACCCTGAACCAGTATATTTGTAACCAGCTGGAGTTGCAAGAGCAAAAGTGAAAGTCACTGAAGTTCTATTGTCTAATTGTGTAAAGATTTCATCTGGATCAGTTGTTGAGCCGCTAGAAGTGAAATCCATTAATCCATCAGCAGAAAGAGAGAAAGACTTTTGTCCTCCAATTAAATCTCTGTATCCACTTGAATCTTTTGAGCTAACATCAATAGTATCAGCATTGATACTGATTGAGCAGCTTGTTGAGTGAAGTAGTTTGAATTCATCAGCAGATGCATTAGCTGCTTGGACCTTCAAAACTAGATCTGTTCCATTAAAAATTGCCATTTTTTTAGATTTAAGTTATTAAAAATTAGTTATCCAAAGAAGGTCCAGACTCATCAAGAATCTCCTCTTTTTTAGATGCTTTTTTCGGTTCTGCAATAGCTTTCCAGCTTTTCAAAACTCGGTATTCTTTTGGACCTAGTTCATAAGATTTCCCTTTCTCATAAGAAATCCCTCTGAAGTCACAATCCTTTTTAATTTTATATTTCATATCTTATAGGTTTATATTGAATCTAAAATCCATATCCATTTGGTGAATCCCGTTATCACCAAAGCTATCATCGAAAGCATTTGATCCGCTTTCAAAGAAGCACTTATCTATCACTACTCCTCTAGTTGTTCCCGAATAATAATCAAGAGCGGTTCTTACTTTTTGGGATAAGTCTTGACAAGTGTCATAACTTTGAGCGAACACGCTTATCTGAGCCACTACATAATCATAAGTTGAAACTCCGTTTTTTGTATTGTTTGGAGTAGTGCTTACAATATGATAGATGATGAAAGGAGCTGTAGTGCTTGTTGGGACTCGATATCCAGAAGGATAAATCCTTGTCCCAGTCGTAGCATTGTTCACAAGTGTTTTCACATTTGCAGTATCATCAAGAAGTCCGAATATTGCTTTCCCTACATCCATCTTTATAGTTTTTTAGCAAATCGTTTTGTAATAATTCCTTTTAGTTTGTTTATCACATCTCCCATCACTTGCGCTCCTTTGGCTTGTGCAGCAGCTTCCAGCATCCTTCTTGGACTGACTCCAGCTTTTCCATACTCTAAGAAATAGAAATAGAATCCACTCTTGTTTTTGTTTGCAAATGATTTCTTTACCCTTGGTCCTATATAAACAGCTGGTTTTCTTCCTCTTGAAGTTTTACCGCTTATTATTCCGATTGACCTTTTTAGCTGTCCAGTTGTTTGCTGTCTCCTTTTATTGTCTAAGCTACCAAAAGAAGCAAGTCCCTTATCAATTTCGCTTCTGATCGCTGGGACAAGAGGTCGAGCCGCCTTCCTCAGTGCGCTTCTCAAAGTGTTTCTGAGTTTAGTGTCCGAGTCTGGAAAGAGCTTATCAAGGTCGTTGATAATTTGCTTCAACTCCTTTTCATCGATTGATATGGTTGTAAACTCTGCCATTAGTCAACTAAGTTTTCAATGTTTTTTCTTTCACAATATAAAACCAATCCCTCTCTCCTTCCTATTTCTTCAATAGAGTTGATGATGTAAGTGTTTGTTCCTCCAGTCACTCCCATTCTTTGAACGGAAATATAGTAAAGAGGAGAAACATCAATGTCATCAGTCCATCGAATTGTCATTTTTGTTGGTACTGCATTCACAAGAGCATCAGCATCAAAAGTGTTTTTCCCTCTGCTTTCTTCAATCCTAGCGAATGCGTTTGTTGTTGTTCCAGTGGAAAGAGTTTTCTCTCCATAGGTGTTTTGAGTTGCGCTCGTTTTGATTATCTGAATCGGTCTGTCAAGTCTCCCTATATTCATATTTCAACAACTCTGTAAGGGTTTAATAAGTGTTCCACCATCTTTGGAATCTCTGTCGCAATAGTTCCAGTGACTACATCTTGTCTTATTTCATAGTAACGACCAATCACAAGAAGTTGAGCTTGAACGATTGCTTTTGGTATCTCATCAACATCAGCTGGACCACAATCAGTCAAATTAATTCTCACCCCACTTGGAATGTTCTCTGAAGTGTCTGGATAATTTGAATCATCTTTTAAGAAGATTCTTGCTGGTTGGCTAACATCATCAACATTGTAGTTTGAATCTGCAAATGTTTGAAGTGAATCATTGGTGTCATAATATTGAATCTGAACTGTTCCAGGATTCCACACTCCATTCAAAGTTATAACTTCTGAATCTGGAAACTTATCCATATAAAAAGTCATTGCACTATTTTGAGCCAACATAAAGCCAAGATAATTTTCACACGCTGAACGAGCAACAGAAATCAAAGTTGTGATATAAGTGTCATCTCCAGTATAAGAAGAATCAACTCTCAAGTGTGCTTTTGCATCAGCAAGAGAGATGTATTCAGTTGTTACATTCGTTCCTCTGAATCTTAACCTCCCAACATTGTTGAGCTTCTTGTTGTTTATTATAGCGTTTATCATCTCGAAAGTTTAAAAAAAGAGGGAGTGAGTTGCCCCAACTCCCTCTTAAAATCAAATCAATTATGCTTCAATCAAAGTAGCAAAAGCAGTGTCATTCTGAACTGCATCACCATCAACTAAAGAAGTTACAATCATTCTAGTTTGACCGATTCCACCATCAGTGTAAGGATCAACTAAGATGTCTAGTCCACCGAACTGAGCGATGTGAACTTTTGAGAAGTCACCGAATAAAACGTGTTCTTTTCCAGAAGCTCCAGAAGCAGCAACACCAGAAGAAACGAAAGTGAAGTATCCGTTTGCAGTCTTATCTCTGTTGTCATATAAAGGAGAAACAGAAGAAACTTGTGCTTCAGTTTTTACTTTAGTGTAAGCATCCATATCCATTAAGTAAGCCATTCTTGCTCCTTCTAATTGAACACCATTTCCAAGAACAGTAGTTTCAAGAGCAGTCAATGTAGCAGCAGAAACAGCAGCTGTTGATCCAGCAGCAGCATCAGCAAAGATAGAAGCTGGAGCGTTTGATACATCACCAGTGTCAAGCAATGCGTTCTCTAAAGTAGCAGCAACAGATTGAGCCATATTTCTGCGAAGTGCAGCTTCAATTCCAGCGTTTTGAACTAGAGCTTCAGCAGATACATTCACAATAGAAATAAGTTTCTTTGGGCTTAAAGTAACACCAGAAGCAGTACCGTTAGCAGCTGGAGCAGAACCACCAGCTTCTGGAACGAAACCAGAGTTGATTGAACTGAATACTGGGAACTTCATATTGTTAACGCCAGAGTAAAAATTTGCACCAGCAGAAGCAAGAACTAAGTTCGCTTCTAATTGGTCAGTCCAAGCCATAACTTCAGTAGCGTTTCCAGCAGCAGTACCAACAGCAGCACGAGTCAACACGCTTGAAGGGATTGCAATACCTTTGAAAGATTGTCCAGTATAACGAGCTTCATTACGAGCTTCCTGGTCCATCTCTTTGATAAGTCCTTCCATATTTCCAGAGTATGCAGCTTTCATTGCATCTTGGAAAGAATACTCACGTATTTCTTTTGGAGTGTTCTCAATCTTTTCAGACTTTTCAACTTTACTTGCTTGTAGTGCTTCAAAAGAAGCAGCTCTTTTAGCTTGTGCTTCTAAAGCACTAGCTTTTTCATTTAGAGTGTCGAATTCTTTAGTTTCTGAATCAGTTAGCTCACGTCCCTCAACTTTCGCTGAGTCAACGATTGCTTCCATATTTTCAACAACTGAAGCTCTCTCCTCTGTGTAGAATTTAGATGTTTTCATCTTTTTTTCAGTTAAATTAAAATTAGTGTTTATTATTTATGATTGACAAACGCAACTCAGCGAGAGAGCGTTTCGTTAAATCCTTATCCTCCTTCACTCTTTCCTCCATTTCTTTTTCAAGGTTCTCTTGCATCTTCTTTTCCTCTTCTTCCTTTTGCCACGCTTCCATTGAACGAAGTGCAACACTTGCTTCTTCATAAGCTGGGTAAGTCACCGCGCTAACATCGTACAACCTAGATACTTTGTTTATTGTTCTCACATTCACTCCATCTCTTACCTCCCAAGAATCATCCTCAACAACGAATGCAAAAGAACTCTGATTGATTGTTCCGTTTCTCATCAACTCAATTAAATCTCTTCCGAGTGAAGTGTTTGCAACTTTTGCTTCATATTTCAAACCTCTCTCATCGGTTGTAAGTCGAAGAGTTCCGTTTGTTGTTCTTGCTAGTGGAAGTCCATCGTGATTGATTAAAAAGCGAACATCATCATTTAAGCGACCATCAAAAGCACCTTCAGCAATAATCTCTCTAAATCCACCAAGCTCGTTTGATAGTGTGTTAAAGAC